CTAGTCGAGCGTGCAACGCTTCATTTTCGAGTTTCGCACCTGTCCGCAGTGACATGTTGACATTCCTTTTCTATTGTTTTGTTTTGATAAATCGTTGTGTTATTTGTTTTAGTAAACGAACACGCCGATAATAAACAGCATGTGATTATGGTTGCGCGAATGGTTGCCATGATTGCGTGTCCTCATTCCAATATGTTTGTGGTGGTGCTGGCGGTTGTGGTGTGGGTGCTTGCCAGTCGCCGTTTGTGTCAAGTGTCCACGATGGATACGGTTGTGGCGCAATAAAATTTTGTGTTATTGGGTTGTATGTGTAACCAATGCCAGCATAATTTTTGTCAGGGTCATCAATAAATGTTTCAACCCATAACCCACCAAGTAGATCGCGCGCAAATTGTGCGCCGTCAGTGATGTCATCGTTTACAACAATTACTTGTGTGACTGTGTCGTCAACTAGTTGTGCAAAATATGCCATATCAGAATGTGATCGTTCCGCTACCAGTAAATGTATAAATGTGAAAACCACCAGTAGTTGTTTGTGTTGGTGAACCTGTAGTCGACACTGCAAGTGTAAAACCGTCAGAGTAGCGAAGTATTACAATGCCTGAACCGCCAGCAGCGCCGTTACCTGTGCGCGCTGCACCAGCACCACCGCCAGTATTTACAGTGCCAGCAGTAGGCGTACCACTTTGATTAGCACCAGCACCACCACCACCAGTGCCACCAGCACCACCAGCCGCCGAACCGCCACCGCCACCACCACCTGCATAATTTGTTGAGACAGAACTAATTGATGTAGCAATACCTGCACCGCCAGCACCGCCAGTATCTGAACCGTTGCCAGCCTGACCGACTGCTGCCGAACCGCCACCGCCACCTTGACCGCCAGATGTAAGACCGCCACCGAAACCCTGGTTCGCTGTGCCTGACCCTGCAGTGTTTGGGCTATCACCTGCACCGCCACCGCTACCGCCAGTTTGACCAGCAACTGAAGTATTACCGTGACCGCCAGCACCGCCACCAGTTGATGTAATAGTTGAAAACACTGAATTGCTGCCGTTTGTAGGACTTGTATAAGGTGCTGCAGCAAGACCGCCAGTCCCACCAGCGCCAACAGTAATTGTGTAACTCACACCAGCAGACACCGCTAACGCAGATTCCAAACTGCCACCACCACCAGTAGCGCCGACCGTACAACGCAAACCACCACCACCACCGCCGCCGCCGTAAAGTGTGCCACTACCGCCACCGCCAGCGACAACTAAATAATCAATTGCTGTTGGTGGCACTGGTGCAGCGCCGACACCTGCAAGTATTTGCATAATTTACGCCGACAAATTACCGACAACAAACCATGTGTTTGTGTCAGTTTTAACGCATGTCGCTACCGAGTACTGATCTTTTAATTTAAGTTTTGCGCCACTGGAATTAAGCGTGACACCAGCGCCAGCAACTAATGTGACTTGTCCAGCGCCAAGTTGTGCAAAGTTTATTTGTGTACCAATGCCGTAGGCCACTGATGAGTTTGGTGGAATTGTGACGCTAATTGCTGACGCATTAGAACATGTGACCAGTTTGCCGTCATCAGCCAACACGGTTGTGTAGGTTGTGCCAGTCTGTGCGTTAATCGCGATCATCGCTGTAGCCACCGCGTCTAATTCGGCTGCAGTTAACACCTGACCGCTAGTAAAATCTTGTCTTGTTGCCATAAGTACCTTTCAGATTACCCTAGAACATTGTCTGCATCTATGATGCCGTAAATTGCGTCATCAAGTATTAATTCAAATACCAGCGTGGTCGGGCTCGTAAAATACGTGACCCGATGACCGCTATCTACCGTGATCGTGTGCTCGACACCCTCGACCGCTAACTCTTGTGCCAGTTGTGTTGTGCCTGCACCGCTGGCAAATGTCTTTTCAATGCTGATCGTGTCGCCAATGTCAATGATTGCCACAGTGTCGCGTTGCGCGTTTGTCAGTTTGTTTAGGTTTGTGGTTAGCGATGTGTACCGCGCTTCAGGTTCAGGGTTCAGCAAATAGGTTGCTAGGGCTTGTGCTGCTGCGTCATCGTGTAACAGTGACCCGGTGATGCTAGTTGTCTGTATAAAATATTTTGTTTGACTTGCTGCATCGTCAGCGACCTCTAATGTGTTGTTGCCTAAAATTGACACCGCCGCGCGATTAACAACCTGATCTGCCTCGAATGTGATGCCTACACCGTCATACGGTATGTTCGTGCCGTCATCGTGAAAATCTGCTACTGGTGCGCTAAGTGTGTTGCCTATGCGTGGCTCAAATGTAAGGTCGCCAGCGCGCGCCATAAACAATCTGCCTTGTTCAGCCAAGTTAATTTGATTGCAATATTCAAGTGTGTTCGTGCCAGCGTCAACAGTAAACGCAGCCGCGCCACCAAGTGTCTGTGTGCCTGTAGCAATGTTGCGTTGACCGACAGGGAATGCGACCTCTGGCAGATCAAGCACTGCCGATAGTCGAGCGCTTGACAATTCCTCGCTGACATTAAATTCGTCTAAAAATGTTTGCGCCAACAAATAGAAATCATCAGCACAATAAACCGTCACTGTGTCAATACCGCCGAGCGCAAAGTTGTAATCAAAGTTAACGATGTAGCCAACAAACAAATATTCTTTAACATCTATATCTGAGTAGCGCGCTAGTCGTACTTTACGCATGGGCGCTAAACCGGGTTGCGCTGTGGCAGCATCAAAGTATGGCGACTGCTGGTCAAATGGGTTAAATATGCCTGTGGTGTCAAGCATGTTAAATACCATTGTGCCTGCACTAAATTGGTCGCCTTGATCGCGTCTACCGCGCCGCACCGTAATAGCGTCAATGCCAGTAGTGACATCAGCAAAATTTGTTGTACCGTCAAGCACATATTGTGTGTTGTTCAATACGCCTTGCACCGCGTCATCTAATAGAAATGCGTCTTGTATAAATCCTGTGTCAATTTCTAGGCTGTAATTACCAGCACCAACAACCGCTGTACCAGCCATCAGGCAACCTGTATTTGTGCCGGGCCTGCAGATCTGTTGTACGCGCGTATTGCGTTAACAACTGCCTGACCGATTTCGGCGCTAGTCGACAAACCGCCAGTGACATTAACGGTTACGCCGCCACCCATGCCACCCATTTGAGATAACGGAATAATCGCCTCTGGCCCTTTTTCGCCAACCATAGCCAATGTCGGTTTTGTGACTATGCCACCATCAGCAAAGCCGGGGATATTTATACCGCCAATATCAAACGAGCCAATAGCATCTTTTAACTCAACAAGTTTTCGCAAACTGCCTATCAGTACACCTAATGGCCCTGTGACAACCATGATCGCGTTGCCGAATTTGTCGAATGCTTTAGACATTAACGAGAATTTGATTTCTAGATAAACCATTGCTGCAGTGAGCGCCACAACTGCGGCCGCCACGATCACAAACGGGTTTGCACTGGTCGCAACATTTAGCGCAATAGTTGCAAGTTTTGTCAGCACAAGTGTTGCCTGATAAATTTTCATAGCGACATTGGCTGCAATTACCGCTGTGGCGACACCGCCAATAACGCCTGCAAGAATTAAAAATACGGTTGTGTTTTGTTGCGCGAAATCTGCTACAGGTTTCATAATCTGTAACAGTTTTTCTAGCACTGGTAGCAGTGCAGCACCTATTGACTCTTTGGTCTCATCTAGCGCTATTTTCATGCCGCGCATACGGCCGTCAAATGACTCTGCCGACACTGTTGCCGCGCCACCAAATGACACCGCTAACGCTTGTGTAATGTCATCAAGACTGCTACTGCTATCAATGACACCTTTTAGCGATGGGTCTAATTTTGTTAGCGCCGCTGTTTGACCGTTGGCTGCTTTGCCTAATGCAAGTGTGACGGTCTCTAAATCTTTGCCAGTGGCGGCAGCGATGTCTAGCGCCGTGTTCATTAACGATTGTGCAGTTTCTACCGAGCCAGTCGAGCGCACTAGGTTTGCCATTGCTGGCCGTAGTTCATCATCAGCGACCGCGAACGCGCGCGACATGCCTGATATAAATTCTTCGTTGCTTGCAATTGCTTCATCAGTTGCCATTGCGCTAGTGCGTAACTGTTGCGCTAGTAGGTCTTGCGCTTTTTGATCTTCTACCGCTGCAGCGGTCGCCATACCTAGACCAGCGGTCAAAGTGCCAATGACTGCTACTGCCGGAACCATAGCCTTTTTAAGTGCAAACGCCGATTTAGCGCCAGCGCCTTCAAGTTGCTTAAATTCTGCGATTGCTTTTTTGATGCCTTTGTCGCTGAACTCGCTGATAATCGGGATTGATAGCGCCATGACTAGATGTCCTTTTGTACTTCTCGAATGGTGTCCAACATCATTGACTGCATCTCGCGTTCAATCTTGCGCCGCGCTTTATATACCGCTGGCCCGATAAGTCGAGTGCGACCAGCCGTCACTGGTTCTAAATTTGCGCTCAGTTTGTTTGCGTTTGCGCGACCTGCAGTTTCAAAAATTGCTGCCGCAGGGTCTTTTTGCTCAATCAAGATAACGCCGACCGCGTTGCGCCGAGTGTCAAATCTCATGCGTACACCTTTAACTGCTTTGCTAACAGTAAACGGGAATACTTTGCGACCGTTGCTAGTCCAGTTGTATGCCATGCCTGACAATGGCACTTGTGTATAAACCGCTTTGCCTGCGCTAATTGCTGGCTCAGCAATCTGTGTTGCCTGTGCCTTAAAATCTTTTTGTAACTGTGGGTCAATTTTGCGTAGCGCGTTAATCGTGTCCTTGACACCAACCACTTGAATAGTTGTTGACACTGGCATTAGCGCGCCTTGCGATCTTTGTTAATCATCTCAATGACGGTGTTCATGTCATCTAATTCAAATGTGATCTCTGACGGCCAAAATCCTGTAGCCACAAGGATCTGCGCTAATCCGTAGCGGTATGAACCGCGTCTGCTTTTGGGTCGTTTGTATCAACCACCTCTAGTTTCAAAATATCTTTTATGTAGTCATCTAGTAGCGCTGGCACTGTAATGCCTTGAGCGCGTGACGCTTCGTACGCCAAATATGACAAATCCTCCATACCGATACCGTCTGACATCTGCGACGCTTTGCGTTTGTACTTGCGTTCCCACATAACTATCGTCATCATGTTTGTTGTGACTTGATGTGTTGCATCTTTTAATGTGACTTTTAGTGTCAGTTGCATGGTTGTACCCTCTCGGTTTGTTTTTGTTTTTTAGTTCTCAGCGGCCAGTGCCGCGCGATCATGAGACTGCTTTAGTAAGCACGCCACCAGCAAACGATAATGTGATAGTTGACAATTCGCCAAGTGACGCGTTAATTGGTGTGTGTGACTCTAGGTAGCACCCGGTCAGTGTGTAAATCGGGTTTGTGGCTGATGCGATGCCTGACGCTGGCGCAACAATAATTGTTGTTGTGATGCCAACCAAACCAAAGATTGTTGCCTCGGTTTCGCTTGCTGCATAACTTTGGTATAACTCAACCTCAATACTGTTGTTTTGCAATGATGTAACTGCAGCGCCACCAAATTTGCGTGCCGTGTCACCAAAGGATGTTGTCTCTAATTGCTCGTAAACATAGTTAATGGTTGCGCTGGTGCACTGATCGGTGAGCGAAACTGAATTTATTTGAATGACTGGTGAACTGAGGTAAACTGATGTCGCCATTGTGATTAGTCCTTTGTTGTTTCTATGTCTTTAGTTTTAACAGATTTTGTAGGCTTGTGTGCGGATATGTGACCGCCAGCAACCAGCACATCAATGTTTGAATGCTCTAAATCGGCTGTGTCAATGACTGTGCCACGCGGCCAGATAAGTCGATCACTAGTTACTAGATATTTGCTCATGTTGTTGATGCCTTTAATTGTATGTTTAACGATAGTGCAGGGTAGTCAACACCGCCGATAGTCAGTGTGGTGGGTCTGCCGTCAGTGACCGCAACATTGGCCGCCAATACCAGCGCTGCGACATTAAGCGCGTTGCGGTATGCGTCAGCGTTGCTCGGCCCGAGACTAATAACAGTGACCGGTATAGACAAGTCAACGATGTTGTTGTTGAATGCCGTGAATGAGAGCGCGTCTAGCAGTACACATGGCGGCTGCAAGTTGCGTGGGTCAGTAACACACACAAGCCCTGTGATCGTGTTTAGTTTGGTGGCCAGCGTGTTAATGGCCGTGTTAAACAGATCGGTGTAGGCCTGTGCCGCCATTATGCAACCTGCGGTCTGTCGACACCTAACAGTTGTTTAACGATTGGTGATAGTCCGTTAGTCGAGCCTGCAGACATGCCATCAAAACTGGCAAAGTCACTTATGCCACCGCGCTGGCGGTAGAGCGCCGCACCGTACATGATCGTGGCCAGTGTGCAATCACCGCTAGGCGATGTTGCAAGCGCATCAAAATAGCCGACCTCTTGCCGTCTGCGATAACAAAACTGGTTAGCAGCGCTAGCGCACTGTGTCACAAATGTTGTGTCGTCAGCGGTCGCGGTCGCAATACCAAGATATGTCAAAATTTGCGCCGCCGTAACCCATGTGCAGGTCTGCGTGTAGGTAACAGTCCCGGAATAGTCCACAACAAACTCAACAGCGCTACCAGTGCACGCATACAGCACTTGATTAGGTACTGCAATGTTTTCGTCAAATAGCAGTTCGCCAGTTGTGCCGTCAACGCCAATGTATTTGTATTGCGGTAATGCAAGCACAGTGAATGTGCCAGTAAAAGGCGCTGCCAAACCTGACACCGCTACAGACTCGCCTAAAGCAATTTCCGTTGCTTCGAGCGTGCTAATGCAGGCGTAGTTGTTTAGTAACTGTTTGGTTTGTGTTTTGTAAGTTGCCATAAGCGGTGTTGCCGCCTATGGTTAGGCGATTACGATGCCTTGAATAAACGATGACTTGGCAACAAATGTTGCGAAATAACCGTAGTAACTGAATGTGCGACTAAGTGTTGACGGTACATCAACAGACAACACGCCTTGCTGTGCTTCGTAAATTTCAAAGCCTGGTGCGTACACCACAAGCATTGTGCCTGATGCAAAATTGTTATCAACAACCAGTGTGAGTCCCATTACGTTCATGGTGTTATAACCAAGACCGCCGACTCGACCAAGCGCATTTTGTCCGACTACACCGTCTGTGGTGTAACCGAGTACTGGTCGCTTGCTTGAGTCCAACTGAGAACCAAGTTTTTCCCAAACATCAGGTGACACGCACAAGTGAGTAGGGAAGTAGTTGCTGTCCTCTGCTATTTCGCGTGCCGCGTCATAAAGCGAGTTAATCAATGATGTCGGGTCGCCAGCAGTAACAGTCCAAGTTGAACCTGATGCTGTTTTGCCTGAGACCAAGTTATCGGCTGCAATGTTGTCTGTCGAAATTAAGTATTCGCCAGCCAAGTCATTTAGCACCAAGTTCATTGCTGCTGGATCAGTAAAATCCATGTCCTGTCGAGTCATTGTGACCTGACCTGCAACAGTTGTTTTAGTAACTGTGTTTGATG